GCAGCTGGGCGACGCGCTGAACTACCTGGACGATAACGCGATGTCCAAGGGATCGGACATTATCGACGTGCTGCAGCGCATGGGCGGCGTGGCGGACAGGCTGGACTACCGCAAGGCCGCCGCGCTCGGCTCCACGTTCCTGAGCCTCGGCGCCACGTCGGAAACCGCCGCCAGCGCGGCGAACGCCATGGTGCGCGAACTCTCCGTTGCCACCATGCAGGGCAAGTCGTTTATGGGCGGCATGGCGCTGCTGAAGCTCGATCCGAAACAGATTGAGAAGCAGATGACCACCGACGCGATGGGCACCATTCAGCGCGTGCTGGAAAAGGTCAACAACCTGCCCGCTGACAAGCGACTTACCGCGATGACCATGGTGTTCGGCAAGGAGTTCGGCAAGGACGCGGCGAAGCTCGCCAACAACATGCCGGAGCTGCGTCGCCAGCTGCAGCTGACGCAGGGCAACGCGGCCAGCGGCTCCATGCAGAAAGAATCCGACATCAACAAGGACTCGCTGTCCGCGCAGTGGCTGCTGGTGAAAACCGGCGCGGCCAACACGATGAGCGGCCTCGGCGACACGCTGCGCCAGCCGCTGCTGGAAATCATGGACGCGGTGAAGCGCGTCACCGGCACCCTGCGCCGCTGGGTGGAGTCGAACCCGGAGCTGGTCGGCAGGCTGATGAAAATCGCCGCCGTGGTGGCAACGGTCACGCTGGCGCTCGGCACGCTCGCCGTGGGCATGGCCGCCGTGCTGGGGCCGATCCTGATGCTGCGCTTCGGGTTAAGCATGCTCGGCCTGAAGGGGCTGGCGAAACTCTCGCCGCTGCTGGGCGGGCTGGGCAAGGCATTCGCAAAACTTGCGCCCGGCCTGACGTCTTCGGGTGACGGCATCAAAAAGCTGTTCTCACTTTTCAGCGGCGGCGAGGCCGGGGCGTCGGTGAACTGGCTGGAGAAAATCCGCGACGCGCTGGCGTCCCTGCGCGGCGGTGACGATGACGACGAGGGCGGCGGCATTCTCAACGCATTCCGTGAGGGTGCGCTGGAGAAAATTAAAGAGAAGGCGCAGGACGCCGGGCAGACGCTGGTTGCCTCCTTCCGTAACCCGATGGCCGGTGTGCGGGCGCTCGGCGCACAGGTGCGCGGGCTGGCCGGTGCCGCCCTTGCGCCGCTGGCCGCCTCGGTGCGCGGTGCCGGTGGCGCGCTGATGTGGCTGGTGAAGTCGCCTTTTGCCCTGCTGCGTACGGTGCTGACGGGCGTGATATGGGCGCTCGGCGCGCTGCTGAGTCCCGTCGGGCTGGCCGTGGCGGCGCTGGCCGGGGTGGCGCTGGTTATCTGGAAATACTGGGCACCCATCAAGGCATTTTTAGGCGGCGTGGTGGACGGCTTCAGGGCCGCCGCCGGTCCCATCAGCGAGGCGTTTTCACCGCTGCAGCCGGTTTTCAAGTGGATTGGCGACAAGGTTCAGGCGCTTTTCGGCTGGTTTAAAGACCTACTGACGCCGGTGCAGTCCACGGCGGCCGAGCTGGACAGCGCCGCCGCGAAGGGCAAAGCATTCGGGCAGGCGCTGGCTGACGGCCTGAACATGGTGATGCACCCGCTTGACTCACTTAAGGCCGGGATCGGCGAGCTGCTGGACAAGTTCGGCCTCGTCAGCAAGGCGGCGGCTGGCACAAAGCTGCCACAACCGCCGAAAGCGGCCAGCGTCAGCGGTGGCGGGGTAACACTGCCCACGGGCGGCTTCCCGGCGTTTGCGGGCATGTACGACACCGGCGGCAACATCCCGGCGGGCCAGTTTGGCGTCGTGGGTGAAAACGGGCCGGAAATCGTCGGCGGGCCGGTGAGCGTGACGAGCCGAAAACGCACCGCGCAGCTGGCGGCCATGGCGGCGATGACGCTCGGCATGTCTGCCGGAACGGCAGAGGCGAAGCCGCTGCACCCGCTGAGCCTGCCCGCGCAGGCGTACCGGCAGGACGCACCGCGCCAGCAGTCCGGCATGAGCGCCGCGCCCGTGAGCATTCACGCGCCGATCACCATCGTGCAGCAGCCGGGCCAGAACGCGCAGGACGTGGTGGACGAGGTGATGCGCAGGCTTGAGGCGAAAGAGCGGCAGGCGCAGTCCCGCGCCCGCAGCAGCTACCGTGACCGTGGAGGATTTGAAGAATGATGATGACGCTGGGCCTGTTTGTTTTCATGCTCAAGACGGTGCCGTATCAGGAGCTGCAGCTCCAGCGCAGCTGGCGCTTCCCGTCGAACAGCCGCGTGGGCGTGCGCCCGGCGCTGCAGTTCCTCGGTCCGGATAACGACACCATTACGCTGTCGGGCGTGCTGCTGCCGGAAATCACCGGCGGCAGGCTGTCGCTGTTCGCGCTGGAGCAGATTGCCGAGCTGGGGCGCGCGTGGCCGCTGATTGAGGGCAGCGGCACGATTTACGGCATGTTCGTGATCGAGAGCCTGAGCCAGACCAAAGCGGAGTTCTTCAGCAACGGCGTGTGCCGGCGGATTGAGTTCACGCTCACGCTGAAGCGCACCGACGAATCGCTGGGTGAAATGTTCGGCAGCCTCAGCGATCAGCTGTCGGCCATGCAGGGCGCTGCCACTGACGCAGCCGGTAAAGTGGGCGCAGCAGTGGGCGGGCTGTTCTCATGATGGCGGGCAGCTGGATTAACGGGCAGGCGAACGCGCCCGCCTTCAGGCTGACGCTCGCCGGTGCCGACATTACGCAGAAAATTGAGCAGCGACTCATCAGCCTGACGCTGACCGATAACCGGGGCTTTGAGGCGGACCAGCTGGACATCGAGCTGGACGACGCGGACGGCCAGCTGCTGATGCCGCGCCGGGGCGTTGAGCTGTCGCTGGCGCTGGGCTGGAAAGGGGAGGCGCTTTTTCCGAAAGGCACCTACACCGTGGACGAAATTGAGCACAGCGGCACGCCGGACCGGCTGACCCTGCGCGCGCGCAGCGCGGACTTCCGTCAGACGCTGAACACGAAGCGCGAAAAGTCGTGGCACCAGACCAGCGTCGGTGAGGTGGTGAAAGAGATTGCCGGGCGGCACAAACTTAAAACGGCGGTGGGCGACGACGTGGCGAAAATGGCGCTCGATCACATCGACCAGACCAACGAGTCAGACGCCAGCTTTTTAATGCGCCTGGCAAAACAGTGCGGCGCGGTGGCCTGCATCAAGGACGGCAACCTGCTGTTTATCCGGCAGGGGCAGGGTAAAACAGCCAGCGGTAAAGTGCTGCCCGTCATCACGCTCGTGCGCAAAGACGGCGACGGCCATCGGTTTACGCTGGCTGACCGGGACGCCTACACCGGCGTGATCGCGAGCTGGCTGCACACCCGCGAGCCGGAGAAGAAACCGGAAGCCACGGTGAAGCGCAGGCGGCGCAAACCCGCCGCGCAGAAGAAGGAGCCGGAAGCAAAGCAGGGCGACTATCTGATCGGCACTGATGAGAATGTCCTGGTGTTAAGCCGCACCTATGCGAACCGGGCCAACGCCGAGCGCGCCGCCAAAATGCAATGGGAGCGGCTGCAGCGCGGGGTGGCAACGTTCTCAATTCAGCTGGCGCGCGGGCGCGCAGATCTCTACACGGAAATGCCGGTGAAGGTGAGCGGGTTCAAACAGCAGATTGATGCGGGGGAATGGATTATCACAACGCTGACGCATAGCCTGAGCGCTGACAACGGTTATACGACCAGTATTGAGCTTGAAGTGAAAATTGATAGCTTGGAAATGGAATGAATGGTAAATTCACTTTAAGTGAATTATTGTTTCCTTTTTGGGGATTATTAACATGATGAATTGCCCTAAGTGCTCACACGCAGCGCATACACGAAGTAGCTTAGTGCTGTCAGAGAATACCAAGGAGCGTTACAACCAATGCCAGAATATCAACTGTGGCTGCACCTTCAAATCACTTGAAACGGTCACCGATATTATTATGTGTCCTGGCTTGGTGAAACCAGCGCCGCCACATCCATCGCGAAATGGTGCAAGACCCTCACAGCAACAGCTGTGGTTATAACCCGCTTAGGCGGGTTTTTTATTCCTTTTTCTTTATCGAACTTAAGTGACCGAAAATAGCCGGTTGGTTAAGTAAAATTTATTGAATACTTGAAAAATAATCTTTTCGGAATACTCTCATCCACTTACAATAAATTCGATTTTTTTACTTTTCAAGGATGGTTTATGGCTAGTTATGTTGATTCAAATCTCTCTAAAGGAGAGGAAGTAATTTCGAGAGCGCATGTTTCATGGCTTTCTTATCTCATCTCAATAATTATCAGCGCATTTTTTCTGGTAATAGGGGTTCTTGCTCTAATTGGTAGTGCAATGGCTGATTCCACTGAACATAGAGGCACCAGCCTGCCTTGGCTAATGATTCTGATCGGTGCATTCATATTAGGTAAAGCAGCATTAACAATTGCAACGACTGAGCTTGCGTTGACGAACAAACGAGTGATCGCAAAGTTTGGTTTTATAAGAAGAACAACGGTTGAGCTTCGACTTGATAAGGTTGAAAGCATCGGAGTGAATCAGGGAATTTTGGGCCGCCTGCTTGGTTACGGCAGCGTAGTGGTGAGAGGCACCGGCGGGACAGGAACACCAATTCCTTCTATCAAGCAACCGCTCGACTTCCGTCGCGTAGTGAACAACTTTATCGAAGAGAAAGATGCCGCATAGCGTTTGGACTTAAAATCCATCGCCATTTCATCGCCACTCGGAAATACAATAACAAATAGGCCACTCAGAAGAGTGGCCTATTTGTTTGAATATATTAGGAAAATTTGGTGGCCCCTGCTGGGTTTGAACCAGCGACCAAGCGATTATGAGTCGCCTGCTCTAACCACTGAGCTAAGGGGCCAGCGGAGCGGGGATTATAGAGTATCTTGTTAGGGTGATCC